GCAGCCATCTGAAGTTTTTCAGTCCGGAATTGTATGGAATGCTCTCACCTTCTGGCACCGGAACGTACAATGGCCCCAAATGCAAGTGGCGATGGTCATGAGATCGCATCTCACTACCACCGCCACGCAATCCGGAAGAACTGTATTTGCTATGTCTGCGGCTGGCCCGCACTTGCTGGCGCTTGCGAGAACTGACCATTCGCCCTCTGCACCCGTTCCGCAATCTCCTGCGCCGTCAATCGCGCCGCCGGATTATCACTCAACTCGGCCACCAGGCCTGACACCGTGCTAAACACCCCAGCCTCACGCTGGTGCTCCATCAACCACTTTACAAACTGCGCATCCGCGGTCTGTCCCTGCGGCGTCGTGGTCAAAATCGCCCGTGCCGTTTCCACGCCCTGGATCAAGGCTTCGTTGACCTTTCGATTCCTAATCTGCCGATACCCGTGATACAGCCCGCCCAACGCCAGCGCCAGGATGCTCCCGATCCCAGGTGCAAACGTGTTCACAATTGATCCCGTCGCTGCGATCGTCGCCTCCGCCCCTGGCTTGGCCACCAGGTTCGTTACCGGCACGGTCACGACGTTTGTCTCAAACACCGGCACCACATTGGTCAGGGTCATCAAAACGAAGTTCGTCGCCAACGGCACTCGCTCTGCATACGCCGACACCGCACCACTTGCCGCGTTCGTCACGAACACCACGTTCGTCCGCTCCACGATTTGCGGCACCGTGCTCGTCACTACAATCGTGTTCGTGAACACATGCACCGTCGGCATATTCGTCCACGTAACCGACTCATCGAACACGGCCCGATCCAGCGACGCGCAACCGCTGAGGCCCACAGTCGCCACGATCAGCGTCGCCGCGAGGCTCCCGACCACAAACTTCCCCACGCCGTTCATTATTCTCTTCATGTGTATTACCGTCCTTTCTGTTTTGCGCCTCTGGCGCGTTGTTTTCCGTTCAAACCCCAGCCATCAACCCTCAACTTCCGTGCGAGCCGCAGTTGATCCCGGCACTCCTCCAAAACCCTGGTGTTGTTCTCCAGGCAGATGATCAACTTCGCGTTCCCGGCGCTCTGTTCGGCCACAATGCCCCGCAGACTCTGTTGGTAAGCGTCCCGCGCCTGCTTGTGATCCTCGATCAACCGTTCGTGCTGCCGGACGAAATATTTGATCACGAACGCCGCAAACACCCCGAACACCACCAAGCTCGCGACGAAAAGCCACCGGTCGTCCATCGCCGCCGCGTGATCCACGCCTTTAATCAACTCAGTCGGACTCATATTTGTCATGGTGTTGCTTTCGTTTCTTTTTCGGTTCGTCCATCAACCATCAACCATCAGCCATCAAACCCTTCAGATGGCCCACCTCCGATACGGCCGAATCATCGCCACCACTTGCGGCAGCAAGGGGAGCTGGCTCAACACCAGGTAAGTGCCGTTGCTCGGCCAATGCCGGATCAGACCCAGCTTGTCGCGGTTCTGATACCAAACCGCGACCTGCTCAACCGCCGCCGACTCCAGATCAGCAGGCAGCGCCGTCTGCCCTGCCCCGGGCGTCGTCCCTGGCAGTACATACCCACCAGTATAGGTCACCCGTCCGAGTCCTGGATTGATCAGCAAACCCTGAGCTACCGCCGACAACGCCGCTCCCAGCGAGATCACACAGGCTTGGCGCACCAGGTAGTCAGTAACCGTTTGCTCCACCCAGCCTCCAACCTCGCTTGTCTTAAGCTCGAACTTGCTCACCGCCTCGATCGGGTAGCACTGCGCGATGATCTCCGTATCTGTCGCGCTGAACTCCTGCGTGGCCCCAACGGTCCGCGCGAAAGTACGGTTGCATTCGTGGTCGAACCTCGCGCTCACCGCCGCGATGGCCCGCGTGAGCAGATCGTCCTGCGTCGTGTCCGCTGGGGCAATGTTCAGCCGCGCTTTCACCGTTGTGAGTTGCGTTAGCATGGAATCAGTTGAGGGTTGAGCCGCGAGCCTGAAGAATCGTAATCGCGCTACGCGCGCCTGCGTTCAGGATGGACCTCGTCGGCCGCATCCTGTTTAAGTGCAATCGCTCCAGTCTCATAGGTGCTCAACCCTCAACACGTTTTGGCCATCAACCATCAGCCATCAACCACCTCAGGCTGCCGCCGTGATCAGCGCCGCCGTCGCATCCAGCGCCGCGTAGTCGAAGTCGATTTCCTCGATGAACCGCACCGCCAATTGATCGTTGGCAAACCAGACATGTTCCGAGGTGTCGATGCGCGGGGAACCGTGCTCGCCCATCCACCAGAACCCGAGGGCACCGAACACCGCCACGGCCTTGTCTGCTGCGGCCAGCGTGCCATAAGGCTCGAGCACATCGGTCCACACGATCGGGTAACCGTCCAGGATCGCCGACCCATCCGGCAGCCGCTGGTATACATTCGGCTCCGCCGTCGTCTTGAACGACGACAGCCGCGTTTCCCAGGTAGTGTCCAGGTAGTAAGCCGACATGCGCCCATTCAGAGCGGCCTTGTTCACCATACGGCGCACCGCCCGCAGGTCGTCCAGGGTCACGTCACTGGGCTTGGTCTTCGTCGCCGCCAACGTCACGGTCTTGCTGTTGTCCCGAGCGACCTTCACCACTCCGGCGACGTTTTCATACGTCGGCGAGCCATCCGCCAGGAACCCCCACGTGTCCTCGGCCCGGGCGAACTCGATCGCGCCGTAACGAGCCAGGAACTGGCCCATCAACACGATGCTCTGCTCGTCGATCTCGCGCGGGAGGCGCACGATGCCGCCGATCTTGTGCGATTCCAGCGACGCAAACGTGATCGTAGGAGACTTCTCACCGAACGTTGCTGACATGGCGATAGACCCGAACGCCGGCCGGGTCCCCATCCGGGCGGGGCGGCTCGTCCCCATCCCGATCGGATATGGCGACATAACGCGTCGCACCACGCCGAACTGGCTGATGAGCTCGCGCATCTCGCTGCTGAACTGCACCGGCAGCGGAATATCCGTGGTGGTGAGCGCCGACTTGGTCGACAGGTTGAGCGTGTCACAGGCGAAGTCGATCAGCGCGTCACGCTGCGCCGGCACCGAGCAAAGCCCGTTCAGCCGGTCGCTCTTCTGGCAGTGCGCCACGAGCTGTGCCGCCAGGTGCCGGGCGCACCCGTCGCTCACCAGCCCCGGCGTGCGCGCTTGAGAACCGCTCTCGAAACGGCTCGTCATCTCGCGTCGCACTTCTTTGTACTGGTCCTGCAGCTTGGCCGTATCATCCTGCAGGGTCTTGATGTTCGCAGGCAGGCTTTTGATTTCAGCCCAGCCGCCCTTGATCTCCCCGAGGATGGTCTCAAATTCCTGGACCTTGTCCTCCGGCGGAGTGGTGGTGGTGTTCATTGGTTTATGACCTTTCTATGTTGTTGACCGATTGCACGTCACCGGTCCGGTTGTTGGCACTCATGCTTTCTGCATGACGCGCCGCAGCTCGCGTGCAACTTCGAGCCAGTGATTCTTGTGGGCGCCGATCTCAGGAGGCGTTTCCTCCGACTGGGGCACAGCGCCCGTCAGCCCGCGCAAAAGCTCCAGGGTTTCCTGCAGATCCGCCTTCGCGATGGCACCCGACTTCACCCCCAACGCCAAGGCATCTGGATTGGCCGGGATGGCCACGGCCGAAACCTCGAGCAACTCCTGTTCGAGATACCGCCGCCGCGGAGCCGCCGTCCCGCTTGCCGCGCCGGAGCCACCAGGCGAAGGCGGGTCCTCCCACCGCAGCGGAATAAACCCAACCGAGACCGCGTTTAGAAACCCGCCCTTGTAGAGTCCGTAGGCGATCCGTGCGACTGGGTTCACCTCCGTGGCGAACTGGATCCTCTGACACAGCGCCGCACCGTTCCCAATGGTCCGGACCTCGGTCGAAAGGGCCTTGCCCAGGGTGAAAAGAATATCCCCGTAGTTGTGCGCATTCTGAAAGACCGGGTTCCGGCGGTAGGAATCCAGCCGCCATCCCGCCGGTTCAATGATCTCGTGATACCGATCCAGCGTTGCCGTGCTGGCAATGAAGTCCAGCGCTGCCATCGGGCAAGTAGTCGCTTCATCGCCACCCTCCTCAGCAGATGTAGCCAACGGTTCGCGGATTTCCACCTCGAGCAACGCCCGCACTCCAGGCCGGTTCTCGTGCAAAGGAATCAAATCAGGGATCTTGTTCATTGGTGATTGCTGTTCGTCGTTAGTGCTGCCGCCACTCGCTTGAAAACATCCTCGCGTGACTTGCTCTTCTCCTTGCCGCCATCAGTATCCTGCCCTTTAGGATCCTGCTCTTCCGTTGCCCCGTTCGGATTTCGCTCTTCGGATTTCGGATTTCCCGCTGGCGCCGTCTCGGCGTCAGCGGGCTGCATTCCGCCAGGGATGTAGCCCTTGTCTCCCCAGGGCAAAGGACGGAACCCCAGATCAAAAGCCCGATTCAAATCATTAAAAGGGATGCCCATGTCGAAACCCGCACGCGCAGCCGCTAAACGCGCCCTCCGGGCCTGGGCCAACACCGGGTGATCCTCCACATCGAACCAACCGTCCGCCTGGGGATCGATGGCTTTCACCGTCACACTCTCCTCCGCCTCGAGACGCCGACACAAAGGGATCACCCGGTTCTCGATGAAGTTAAGCCGCGCACCCGCCATCACGTCATACTTGGCGTTGCTGGTCGACGTGATGATGTCCTCCGGCACACCGAAAGCCGCGCAGATCTCGGACCTCGAGAACTTCCGGTTCTCCAAAAACTGCAGGTCGCTGCTCGATAGCTGCGGGGGTACCACTTCAGCACCGCCCCACAGAAACACCGGCTTGTCAGCCGTTCCAGGCCGACGCTTGCGATCCCGCACGGCGGCGAGGATTTGTTCCCGTTGTGCGGCGTCGAGTTGTTCGTTGCTCCTCAGGATCGTTCCCGTATCGCCGTTGTTCTCCATGATCCCCTTCATGTAGAGGGATGCGGCGTAATCGGTGCCGGCGGCCGTGGCCGCCACTGCGAGTGGCGACATGCCCCGCCAGAAGTTGAAGGGGTTTGGCAGCTTCTCGTGCCAGACTTCCTCCGGCAGAAACACCTGGCTGGACAGTGGGCTTTTGCGGCTGTAGTCCACATAGCGCCAGCCCACGAGCTGATTGTTCTGCACGATGTGCTGGAACCGTGCCGGATCCAGAATCAGGACGGACTTCAATCCACGCCGGCCGTTCTTCCGTGTAGCATCGAAGATCGGGATCCGGAAACACTCGCCCCGCAGCATCAGCCAGATCACCCGCAGCTCCCAATATTGGAATCGATTCAATTGTGAATGTGGCCGGCTGTAGAAATCCACCAACGGCCCCGTCGTGATCAGTTGCTCGCCCGCAGCCGTGGTCGTCGAGAAGCGAAACGGAATGTTCGAGACCTGCTCCGCCAACGCGTTGATGGCGCGGTAAACCCAAGCCACCTGCTCGTAAGCGTTCGACATCACCGTGCCACTAGGCCCGTCGTCCGGCCAGAAGCCCGCCGCCAGTGCATACTCAGTAGCATCCTTCTGCACCGCAGGCTGCTTCTCGCGGGAAACTGAAATGTTGAAGCCAAAGAAATTCATCTTTCAATCAATCAGGTCTCTCAATTTTCAACTGTTATGAATCAGCGCCCTCTCCTGCGCCACAGTCCGCCCTTCCGGCAAAACCTCCCCGCGCTTGAACTTCTCCAGCATCGAGTCACGGCTCAGCGCACCCTTCCGCCACGCGTCCACCAAAGCCGTGATCAAATCCCCCGACAAAGCGCGAGCAGCCAGATCCGTATTCATCGCGAAGCTCACCTTGCCGCAAAGGGCATCGAACTCACCGCCCACGATCCACCATTGAGCAAGTTGCAGCACCCGGGATAGCGATTCGTTCAGGCTCGCCACGATCGAGCCCAACCCGCAAAGCGGATTATTCTCCACACCTCCACCAACCTCAGGACTCGTGACCTCCAGCATCCGCGCTCCCAGTTGCGCCATTCGTCGCTCCACCTTCTCCATCGCGCGCTCCAGGTGCGCCAAGCCACGACCGCTGAACTCCAGAAATCCCGCCGTGGCACCAGGCGCCTCAGACGACCATGCAGTACTCGATCCGATGCGCAGCGGATCCCCCTTGTCAAAGCCACACACCCAAGCCGTGGGCAACGCCGTGAAATGCAAGCCGTGCTTGTAGTCCGCATCCAGCCGGTAGTGATCCAGATTCGACGCGATGATGTCCGCCAGCGGCAGCCGGTCTGGTTCTGGGCGAGAGTCTCTGGGCCCGTGAAATACAAACGGAATGAATGACAGCGGCGCACCATCACGCTTCAGCGCAACCCGCTCAGTCAGGCTCCATGCGCCCTCGTCGTTTCGTTGGTGCCATTCCTGATAACAAACGCCATCCACCAAATGGAGGGCGCGGCGCTTCACACCATCGGCGAGCACAACACGTGTCAGGCATACTCGGCCGCCGACAAGCTCCACTGCCCAATCCAGGATGTCTTCCGCTCTCCAAACCGAAACCACAGGACGACCGCCAGGTAGGGTCGCCTCGCCGAGGCGACCGTCAGGCAAAACCAGCGACCCAGCCCGACCAACCGCCAACACCTCAGCCACCACACGTCGCGCATAGCGCACGAAATCCAAACCCCATAGGTCGCAATTTGCCGTGAACGTCCTCAGCTGTTCGCCCTCTCCCAGGGCAAAAGCCGGCGCGCGCCGAAACACCAAATCCAAATACTCGTCGAGCGTTCGAGCCGTAGCACCAAAGAACGAAGCGCGCCTCACGTAGGTGCCAAACTCCTCCTCCGACTGCGAATCCAACCTGGGCAAATACTTCTCCCCCGCCGCCTTCACCGCATCCTCGCCCGCAAGCACATCACGCGCCCGCACCCACGCAGGCAGCGTCGCGTCATAGTCAGGATGAGTGTGGTTTACAGGCATTCAGTTAGTTGACGGTTGATAGTTGATGGTCCGCGTCACGGGGATGACGGTAGCATGGGTTTTTGGGAGGAAATTGGGGCTCTGCGAACGGCCGCGAAGGCTGGTACCGCTGCGGCGAAGGGTCCCGAAAAAATAGTTCACACAAACCGCTTGACGGGTTTCAACTAAGAGAAACCCCGGCCCCCACAACCAAACAGAACACAGCCCCAATCGCAGCTTTACATTCGAAAGTGGGAGGAGTAAAGCTGGCTCCGATGACACCGAAGGACTCATCACCGGCCCCGAGCCATTCGGATATCACCCCGGAATGGGATGATATCCAGACCTGTATAATCACTTGTTCGAGAAGATGAGTACTGTTGAATCCTCCGTTTTGTTAGTAACGACAGGAGCGATGCTCATCTACGCGCTCTACCGGTGGAGGATTCTGCGCGACATTCTTGCGAAACATGGAAAGCGGCCAGCTTCATTGATTCTCGGCACCTCGATGCTTTACAACACCAGAGTTGCAAGGGAACTGATTGCGGAATTGGACGACGAAGAGAAGATCAGGGAGGTTAGAACAGCTCTGAAAAAAGCAGATGTAGCTACGGTCATGACATTCATTATCTTTTTCGTGCTAGGGTTTGTGTTTTTAAGCAGAAGGTGACAGGATCGAACCATCAGATGCACCGAACCGCTGTGTC